AATTTAGATGACAATCGGTAAGAGAAAAAGAAGTCCCACAACACTTCGTAAAGAATCGGTGAGACATATTTCAAAGAAGATAATTGTGGATCCAGATTATAAACAACTTAGTGAATATGCATTGCGACGCATAAGAAAAAATATTCCTTCGGATGTCAATTTAACTCGAATATATGCAACGAGTATATCAGAGGATTTTTTCGCACAACAGTTGAAAAATGTATTAAATTCCGAAAAAGTTGCTATGCTCATTGGTGTATTTAATTATTTACCTGGGACTAAAGACATTAATCATGCTATAGCAGCATACAAAGTAGGAAACATTTTATACTGTTTCGACCCTTGGGGTATTCAGAGAAAAGATAAATCACGAAGAATTTTCAAAATATTAAAAAAAATATATAATCCAAGATATTTTTTGGTATACGAGGGTTCCAACTTACAAAGTAAAAATACTAGAGGTGCTTGTGTTGGACTTTCATCAAACTTTATCATCAAAATGGCAAATATAAAATCACCTATTAAACAGGGATTTAGGACATATGTAAAAAAAGAATTCAAATCTGTGTCTACATCAAAGATATGTAATAATTTAAATACTAAAGCGATTGCGATTTCTAAGAAATCAAAATCAAAATCAAAATCAAAATCAAAATCAAAATCAAAAAGTCAAAGTCGTTCACTCACACCAATGAATATTGGTTAATAGTAGGAATGTCATTTGAACTTTTAGTCATTGATAGAATTTTTGGAAAAAAAATTCACGACGAGTTAGATGAACATTTGGACGCAGTAATTTATCTCCTCGTGGATTACACTCAAACAAGGGAACCCTCGAGGACATACAATGTCGAAAAAGTATTGTATTATTTATTAAATGAAGATCAGATTCGTGGAGCGCATTATACAATGCTGAGTTTTTTGAGGAAATTAACAAAGGCGCTTCTGTCTGATACTGAGATGACATCTGTTGTATCGACACAAGAACCATTTTCTATAGTTGAATAGTAAGTCCTGTATGAAACTTCTTGGCCACGCACCGTTCCTATGACGACAGTATGATTTCTTGTATTTATCATCATACCGTGTCCAGTGAATGTGTAATAAAATTTATATCCAGACTCTGTAAGTTCACTTTTCAAGTTGCGTCCCCTTTTGACAAGGTTCTGGTACATCCGGTTGGAAGCACTTCCATCCATTATATTAATATGTTAGATAATAAAATCATTTTGTTGACCACTGTGATATTATTATTGATTTGGGAAAGAACAAAAAATAATAAAAATGTTTATCTGGATACATTGTTGAGACAAAGTGCTCGGTATGCAATTCCTGCACAACAAGATGAAAGCCCACTCATTGCAGTTTTACATATAAATTATGCCGCTGCATATTTTTATGCATCTAAAGATATTGCATCGGACAATGAAATTTTCAACGCAACTGGAATTGATGTTCACGAATATAAACAACATTTATCTAAAATACAAGATGCCGTTTCTAGACAAGCTTATGGTGCCTGCCCTGAGTTTATCGGTGAAGTAGAGCTGGAAATGTTTAAAGAATTTGTACATTGTATATGTAATGGATTTGGAAGTACTATTGATAGAAAGACTTGAATTAGGGAGGAAAAGGTATGGACACGGTGTGAGAGTCAATGATGATACAACACAATTTGGAACTCCCTCTGACTCTTGGATGCACATGGCTCTTGAAGAACATTTAGACGCAGTTATATATATTATTGCAGATTACATTAAAAGAAATGATCTTCATCGTGAAGAAGATGAAGACGATAATCAGCTAATTTTGTATTATGTATGCAATATGGATAAAGTATATGGAACACATAAAGTTATATTGGACCATTTAAAAAAGGTTATTGATTTATCTTAAATAAAAAAGTCACTTTGTTACAAGATGTTCAGTATCGAAAAAATTACATCAAAAGTGGCACCTTCTGTTAAAATTGATAAAACAAAATCAAAACATACATCGTACACAAATTTTGTAAAAAAAATAAAAAGTAATGAAATTGAACAGGTTATTGTAAGTCCAAACAAAAACCAGGCAGTGTTTATTGATGATGAGGGTAATTTGGGTGATTCACAAATCATGCAAAACCAAGAACTCTGGAAATTATTTACAAACACGGAAGCCGATGTTGTAGTTGACATGTCCAACCCTCCAGCTCTTAATTACTCTTTATTGTTTTTGCCTTTGATGATTTACTTTTTCTTCCGGATGTTTATGTCCTTAGGTCGTGGTGGACCACCAGGATTTCCAGGAATGGAACAAAAGACAGTTGATATGGATACTGAAATTGAAACAAGATTTTCTGATGTAGAGGGCATTGATAATGCTCGTTATGAATTAGAAGAAATTGTAGATTTTTTGAAGAACCCGGAACAATACAATGGTTCTGGTGCTAAAATTCCAAAAGGCGCCATATTAAGTGGTCTTCCGGGAACTGGTAAAACTTTACTTGCGAGAGCTATTGCAGGTGAATCATCGGTTCCATTTATCGCGTGCTCTGGTTCTTCATTTGTTGAAATGTTTGTTGGTGTTGGTGCCAAGAGAGTTAGAGACTTATTTGAACTTGCCAAAGAAAATCAACCATGTATTGTATTCATTGATGAAATTGATGCTATTGGTAAAAAAAGATCTTCTAATGGTTTCAACAATAACGAAGAAAGAGAACAAACTATTAATCAACTTTTGACCGAAATGGACGGTTTTGAAAAAGACACCCAAATCGTTGTCATCGCAGCTACTAACCGCATTGACATATTGGATGAAGCACTCATTCGCCCAGGTCGTTTTGACCGTAAGATTGAAGTTGCATTACCAAGTGTTGGGGGGAGAGAAAGAATACTCAAAGTTCACACTAAAGACAAAAAACTTGATGAAAGTGTTTCACTCAGTGATATAGCTAAAAATACTACAGGTTTCAGTGGTGCTGATTTAGCAAACTTAATGAACGAATGTGCTATTCGTGCAGTTAGAGACGGATTAAAAGGTGTCATTACAAAAGAAGTTGTTGAAGATGTTTTCCAAAGACTTGTTGTGGGTGCTAAGGGAGACACTACATTCCCTGCTCTTAAGAAAGAACTCATTGCTTATCACGAAGGGGGGCATGCAATTGCTGGAGCTTCATTCGTGAATTTTGATATGGTTAGAAAAGTTTCAATTATTCCAAGAGGTTCCGCAGGTGGTGCAACTTTCTTTCAACCTAGGGAAGAAGGTGGATTGTTCCCTAAAAGTTATTTCAAAAACCAAATAAAAGTTGCTTTGGGTGGTAGAGCAGCAGAAGAAATTGTTTATGGCAAAGAAGAAATTACAAACGGGGCATCTGCAGACTATGCCCAAGCATACCAACTTGCGAGACAAATGATAACAATGTACGGATTTGGTGAAAACAACTATGACTATAACAACTTAAGTCAAGAATCAGCGAGACAAATAGATTTGGAAATAGATGCATTGGTCAAGGAATGTTATGATGAAGTTCTTGCTTTATTAACACAAAAAAGAGTAGCTCTAGAAATGTTAAAAAACATTCTCATTGAAAAAGAAATTATAGATGGAGAAGAAGTATACAGGTTGATATGTTCCCTAGAAGTAAGTGGAACATGTGTAATGCCCTCTATATAAATATTTAGTTATTATAGATGTTCAGATACGCTTCTACTTTCAAAGAAATAGGTGATGTAATGATCAAATATAGACACAGAGGTGAAAGATTAATAATGGACTATGCAAAAGAAAATTGTTCCCTTAGGGAAGCAAAACATGTAGAAGACGTATCAAGAAGAATGTTAGATGTATTCCCATCGGATTCCATGTGTGCTCTAAAACTTACAAGTTTGGGTTCCAGAGAAAGTCCTGACAAAGCGTATCTCAGCGCAGTTAAAATAGTAAAAGATGCAGTGCACAGGGATATAAAAGTTTTAATAGATGCAGAGGATGTATTATACCCAAAAATAGTTAAATCTCTCATGGAAGAATATAATACGAAGGACAGGGTTCATGTTTATCAGACATATCAAATGTATAGAAGAAAAGCACTTGATGAATTATTATATGACATTGAAGATGCATATAATAAAAAATACATGCTTGGTGCTAAGATAGTTCGGGGAGCATATATCAATAAACAGGGTTGTTTATTTCATAATAAAGATGAGGTGGACCACGAATACAATAAATCTTTACACTACGCTTGTGTGGCTCCCCATGTACATACAATAGCTGCGACACACAACCCAGTGTCTCTTCGAATAGTCAAGAGATTTGAAAAAGATAGGTATTACACCGCTAATCTAATGGGCATAGATGAACATAGGCGAGTAGATTACCGTTATATTCCATATGGACATTTACTAGAAGTTGCACCTTACCTTCTAAGGCGTCTCAAAGAGCGTTTATCATGGTCTTAGAGAAATTGTCTCAGCTCTTCAATTTCAGCTGCGTGCATCGCTCTAACCCTAGCCATGTGAGCGTTAGCAAAATCCAGATAGGGCATGTAAAACCTTTCACGCTTACTCTTCTCATTATCACCAAAATCTCTCTTGATCATTTCGATTATTTCATCGATGTTATTCTCATCCACACCATTAAACTTGGCATATTGCTGCATAGCCAAGATCTTAAGTCTTTTGGTCAAGCGTTTGAAATCAGTGTGCTCCTTGATCATTTTTTGGTGATATTTAATACGCTTATGAATTTCAATGTCAGACAACATGAGTTGTGGAACTCGTTGAGGTGGGCGTTCTCCCTCTTCAGAACTATTTTCAGATACAGTGTCATACAAGGGCATGTCTTCCATCTCCTTGTAGATTTCTTTGAGCCTGTTGCACGCGTTGAGGTAATCTCCCTCGGGGAGAGCCTCAGAGTTGTTGTCCAAGAGAGCGAGCACTTCACGGATGGCGTCCATTTTTTTGAGCACACCTTAAATTGAACTCGCGTCTGACTTAGGTTATTTTAATATTGTTTTTCTATTAAATGGAATTCGTTCACACAATAGAAAATGTTATGTCAAAAGAATTGTGTAAGGAAATCATTGAAAAGTATGAAAAAGATACAAGAAAGACACCGGCTAAATTAGATGAAGGAATCATAGACAATGATATAAGAAGAAATTCAGTTCTATACATTAATGATTTAGAAGACTGGAGATGTATAGATGAACAAATATACAAGTGTGTAAGCAGAGTGGTAGGTGAATATATTGAAAGAACAAAAATTGTATTGGACCAGGACCACCCACCAGATATTTTAGAAGAATATTTAGATGATGATGGATATCATATTCAGTGCTATGAAGAGGGTGATTTTTATAACTGGCATCACGATGAACTTGTCAAAGATAGAAGATGTTTGACAGTTATGTTTTATCTAAACGACATGAAAGAAGAAGATGGTGGAACTACCGATTTTAGAATTGGTGGTCCACTAACAAGTATAGTTCCTAAAGAGGGGATGTCCCTAATATTTCCTTCGAATTGGTGTTATATGCACCGAGCTGGTATTGTAAAAAACAATGCGAAGAAATATACAATAATTACTTGGATTAAGATACGACATTCATTCATTACTAATATTCCATCAATTAATGTTTAGTGCATTAATAAAGTATCCAGGTGCCTTTTTTGTTGTTTCCGTATAAGCAAATTTTATGATTGACCTGTCTCCTTTTGAGACAGGAGATACACGATGTTGAACATCATCAGCTTTGACTACTATCATACTATTTGGTTTTGTTTCTATTTCGTGAACTTTTCTTTTATCAGGGTCATACCACATTGTTTTTGAATCAGATGTATTATGAACTGTATATATCATTTCGTATTGAGGTTTCGTATAAAGCACGGTGTCTTTGTGCCAATCCATAGCACCACCTATTTTATACTTTCTAAGTTCAATAGGAACATCGGCCGGAACTGTGTTTTCAGGTATTTTCAACTTATTTTTAGTTGTTTGAGAATTACACAACTTGGCAATTGTGTTGTCATCAGATACAATTGTTGATATTCTATTTTCGGCAGTTGTATTTTTTTCTTCAGTGAGATAATTAGATAATTTAAAACATTCATGTTTTATCTTAGCAAAATCCTCCTCTGAAAAGAAATTTTCTATGTATTTAAATCCAAACGATGGTTCTGGTCCAAATAAGAAAATGTATACAACCGTTATGGCTAATATAACAAATATACGAAACATCTACACTACGCAAATATTATTTCATGCTGAATTTTACTTGACCCTAGGGGGAAATTAATAAGAATACCAGTTTTTAATCCGGTTAGGTTTAAATAATTCCTAACCTGTATTCGCATTGCATCATTTAAATTTTTTGTTGATTTGAGCTCAACAACTGTGTCATCGATTATGAGATCGCTTCTTAAATTTCCTATGACGTGGTTTTGAAATGTTATGGGAACTATTCTTTCGCTTTCATAATCTATTCCCTTGCTTCGCAAAGAAACTTCGAAAGCTTTGTGATATACACATTCGTTATATCCAGAACCGAGGGCATCAAGAATTTCTTGTGCACTTTTAATTATTTCTGACATATATTACAATACGCTTATATGCTTTAATAGCAAAATACACCGTTAATTTCAATACAAGTCGAACACATGAAATAAGCATGGAGTCCATGACATCTCTCAGAAATGTTATTCCAAATACATATGTAGTCAAAGTATATTCTCGTTTTAGAGCTAGATGGGAAATACTTGTTATGTGTTCAATGACTGGCTTGAAACGGATAAGATGTAAATCACTTATTATTCCAAAAACTATGAATACAAAAATGTGGGACATGTCAAAGAAAAAAGTTTGAACTAGAGACAAAAAACAAATGACCGACATTTCATCACCTAAAAGTTTATATAGGCCTAATAAAAAATATCCATACCATTGAATAATTTTTATTTTTGTATCTGTGTCAGAAACAATTTCATACATGTTTAAAAAAAGAGATAAATCTTTAATTTTCAAAAAAATCATCATCATCTTCAACATCTGCCCAATTTGAAATATTGTGGGATGCACTTAATCTCTGCAACTCTTGCATGATATTACTTTCATCTTCGTCAAAATCATCTTCAATCTCCAATTGTTGTTCCTCCACGGGTTGAAGAACTGGTTCGGGAGCTGTTTCTGGTTCTTCTCGAATAGTATCTATGGTAGTTCTCCCCGTTGCGATAATTTCGAATTCTCTGTTTGGCAATTCAGGGTCCATAATATCACCGTGGGTCTCACAAAGTTGACAGTATGCAGTTCGAAGTCCCGGGAGGTGATTGTGAGTAGGTGGCTTGGGCTTGATTTTCTTTTGCTTTTTAATCTTCGGTTCAATGGTTCTTTCACCTTGGTTGATATGCATTTTACATTTTCCGTCATCGACAGCCTTGTTTTTGCATTGGGTTCCCTTTGCGGTCAACGCACAGCATTGTTCTCTTTCGGCACGAGGCTTCTTTCTTATGGTTGGTCCACAAACGGGAATAGCAGTCAGTGCACCAATTTTATCATGAAGCTCTTTGTTTTCTTTACGAATTTCTTGAAGCTCTTTGTTTTGTTCGTCGACTTTTGTGTGAAGAGACTTCACCAAATCAACGAGTTGTAAAAGCTGGGATTCCATTTTGTAATTTTTGTGTATTACAGAATTAGAAAATGGACCGGACTTAGGTTGTCTTATTACTTTAATTTCAACATGTAGATTGTTGACTTAATTAAGGCTTCAATTGAATCCTGAATATTTTTGAGGGCATCATCCTTAGGGAGTTTTATCTTCTTAATACGCACCAAAAGTTTTTTGAAATAATCTTTAGCCTTTTGGGGGTCTTGAATATGGCGAGTATTGACCTTTTTTAATGTCATTCGACCATTTAGTGTTCCCATGTAAGTTTCCGCATAACTGTCGAGGAGTGGAACAATACCATCATAGTATTTTTGAAGGGCTTTGTGTTGCGCGTATGAGGTAGTAGTTAAGTGAAACGCGTGGGCCTGATTTCTAGAATTCATGAGGGTCATTATAAATTTTGATACACACATTTATCATTACATGAGATATTTATCTGATAATTTGAGAGGATTCGGGTATTCTATAATAATTTCTTCACCAGCTTCGTTTACAGCAAATGCAATTTTTTTGCGTTCAAGGTCAATTGGTGGGGGTGGTGAAGGAACTCTGTAGCCCTGTCCTCTTTCAATTTCATCGGGGGTAAAAATAAAATGAAGAAACGAAGAAATATGTTCAAACATCTTTTTTAAATTACAACATTATTTATTACGCTTAACTTAGGTTTCCGTGAAACACATGACAGAATTCTTTCAACTTTGGAATGATTTCCCTATCCCAAGTTTCATCATCCCTCATGATAATATAACTTTTTCGTTCATTATTATGTTGTTCGACCAAACGAGCCATGTTCAACTCGACCATTTGTAAATATGTTTGAACCTGAATAGCTTCATATTCCTTAACAGTATTGAAAAGACACCTTGTTCTGTTTTTAATTTCAACCAATATCTTTTGATTGAAATCACCAATTTCAAAACGATCGATGCGACCAACAATTTCATATGTAGTTCCCTCGATTTCACATACTTTGTATTTGTAAAATGTATCATCCTCGTAAAGATTAGCAGAATCAGCATCAGCTGTTTTGGATTCATTTTTTGTTCCAAAACTTGTGAATAAAGTTTTTCTCAAAAAGTCTTTGACATTGTAAAAATCTCTTAGTTGGAGACTTGAAGCCACTTTCAAACGAAGAGAAACCTCATCCATTATTTTCATAACTTCTGATGAATTCTTGGGGGTTGCTTTTTCAACTTCTTTTAAAATTTCAGTTGCTTTTTCATCCGATTGAATGGCTTCAATGGCGTAATCATCTTTTGTTTTGCCTTTGAAAGTATCGGGGGAATATTTTTTCCACATCTCATCTAAAACTTCTTGTGGTCTTTTGAAATGATTCTTTCCAATACATGCAGCAACCTCGGATGCCTTGAGTATAATCTTTTTTTGTGGAATAGGTTTATACTTTCTAGGGTCATCTTTTATAACAGCGTAAACCTCGGCACATGCTTGAGTGTCAAACAAGGCATTGTGGGCTCCCTCAAATTCTTTTCCAAAAAGTTCTTCATAAATAACTACAAGTTTCTTTGGTTTTCCATACCACTTTTTGACGAGGTCCAGTGTGCACACGCGAGTAATTTTTTCAATTGGAGAAAAGTCAAGATTTCTTCGAATAGTCTCAGCCTTCAATACATCAATATCAAACTTTAAGTTGTGTCCAATAATTTTTTGAGAATTATGTGTCATATCAACAAATTTCTTGTATGCATCTTCAAATGGAATACCGTTTGTATTAGCCTCTTCTTCTGTGATTCCATGAACTTCAGTGGCGGCAACCTTGAATCCGTCTGGTTTAATCACAGTGTAAAAACGAGAAAGTTCCCTACCTCGGGAAGAATATGTAATTGCGGCGATAGACAAAATACGACACTCGTCCCAACATTCCAAATTATCTTTGGTTGGCGATTGTCGTGTTTTGGGGAGACCTGTAGTCTCAGTGTCAAAAACTGTGTATGACATTTTAACTACATTTTAATCGTGTATTATTCTTAAGTTATGAATTTACACAAATACAAATCCACCCTTGGTAGGAGTTGTTGTGTTTTTTGATTTAAATTTTTTACCAACATTCCACTGAGATTTCATTAATTCTAAATTCCAATTTTTTATTTTATTACTCTTTTTATTATTGTTTCGAGGACCCTTTGATATTTTTTTCATAATTTTTAATTTGTGTGGACTTAATTTATTTTTATATGATTTTTTGGGGACATTTATATTTATTTCTTTATTTTCAGCTTTCCAGGTATCTGAAAGAGACAATAATTGTGACCTGTTAACCATTAATATATACTTACAAATTTTTCATCATTATATTATTTCTTTTTCTGTTTGGTGTTGTATGAAGGAGTTTAACTGGTGAAGCAAGAGGAGTTGTTATAGGGAGCATTAAATTTTTATTATTTTTAATTTTTTTTATTTCATTCTTCATGTTTTTTATCATTTTGTTATTTTTGAAAATTAATTTATTCATGTTTTTAACATTTTCTGAAATTTTATTGCTATTTGATCCCAATATTTTATTAGCCTTTTTCAATGTCTCTTTTGTTTTCTTGATTAACTTTTCTTGCTTTTTCATTTTCTTAATTGCGTTTTCAGTTGGAATTTTAACAACTACCTTTTTACCTGAACGAGTTTTCATTATATAATACATCAATAAAAAAATTCTTCGTTCTCAATGAATACTCTAATTTTATTAGGTGCAGGAGGACATTCTGGTTCAAATGTCTTCATATACATATCCCATATGAGACGCTGAAGATCTGGGCATAATTTTTCAGTTGCACGACAAAATACGACCCTTTGTTCATCTGTAACAAGAGGAATGAAATCAGACATTTTTCTTATTATACCAACGGTGAAATCTTTTACTTAGGTTATGAACATACAAATCCAAGTCAAGCCATGCTCGCTTAACACACTTAGGGAGCATAAGCCAGGCTCGACTTGTTGTAGTTTCTTCGAGATGTTGTTTAACATAATATGGTGCTTTTGGTCTAAATTTTAGATAAAGCACTAATAAATAAATCCAGAGAGACGCTAGGTGCGAATACATTTGTTGAAAAGTGCTTGTTTTTTTTATATTCTTTATAACAAGATGAACCTTGATGAAGTTCCTAAAAAGACACAATACATTGTGCTAGATTCAACAACATTGGACATAACAGGTGGCGAATTCACAGTTGATTTGTCATTAGAGTCTAACCTTCACATGGAAGATATGTCTCGTGTTATTGGTTTCAAAGTTGTAGATTTTTATGCAATGAATATTGGAAAAAATGATAATGGTTATGGAAACGGCAACAAATATATCAACATCATATGCGATGATATTCCTAAAAGAGCACAACTTTTAGATGAAAGAGAAGGTCATGTATTAGAAAGAATTCCCACAGATAGATATTTTACCGGAACCGCAAATGACCTTGTATGGAGAGACAAACAATGGCAACCATGGGTGCGCAAAACAAACTATTTCAACCCCATATCTATACAGAAATTACATTTCAGGATGATGTCCCTTGAAGGGACTGGTGATTACAGAGCACTTAGAGATGCTAGAGGGTTTTATATGATAGTTGAAGTGACTACAGTAGATGTTAAGGAAAAACCAAAGGATAGAGAAATACAAATTTTACAGGCACTCAATTCTCTCAATGACAAAATTGCATTGTTGAATGAAAATATAATTCGAATTCCAACAAAAGAAGAAGAGGAAGAAATGAAAAAGAAAAAAATTCCATTCGTTTATTTGATGATTTTTGTACTTGCAATCATAGGTGGATATTTATTTTTAATGAGACAAAAAAATGTTTAGGTAAATTATAGAAGACAATGGAAAACCCAGGACTTGTCATAGGCGGGGTTGTTATTTTCATCGTTCTTATTGTTGTCGTGTTATTTTTGACAGGTGTATTTAGTGGTGACGATGACGATGACGATGACGATGATAAGAAAAAAGAAAAAGAAAGTGATAAAAAAGAAAAATCTAAATCAAGTTCAGGATTCTTAGGTAGATTATTTGGTTCCGATGAAGATTCAGAAGATGAAGAAGAGGACGAAGATGAGGACGAAGAAGATGAGGACGAAGAAGATGGAGACGAAGAAGATGGAGACGAAGAAGATACTATTCTTGACCCTAATGACCCAACTTCTGGTGAGGATGATGGCGAAGATGGCGAAGATGGCGAAGAAGGTATAGGTGAAGATGGAGGATTAGCTCCAATTGACTGCGTTGGTGAATTTTCTGAGTGGACCGAATGCACCGCAAATTGTGGTGGTGGAACACAAACTCGAACATACCAAATATCAAAAGAACAAAATGAAACCGGTCAGGCTTGTGATTTTGTTGTTGGACATGTTGAAGAAAGAGCATGTAATGAACAGGCATGCCCAGTTGATTGCCAAGGGTTCTTGGGGTGAATGGACTTCCTGTTCTAGAGATTGTGGAACAGGTGAACAAACTAAAACATACACAGTGACAACACCTTCTGCTAATGGTGGTAAATTATGTATGGATAATGGTGTTGTTGTTTTTGATGGTCAACAAGAAAGTAAATCTTGTAATACACAACCATGCCCAATAAACTGCGAGGGTGAATTTGGTTCTTGGACATTATGTAGTAAGACATGTGGTGGTGGAACAAAAAGTAGAACATTCAAAATATTAAAAGCCAACCAGTTTGGTGGTAAAGCATGTGATTTCGACGATAATCACACTGAATCTGAAGGATGTAATGAGCAGCCATGTCCAATTGACTGTGAAGAAAACTGGACTGCGTGGAGTGCATGCTCCCACGCGCAACAAGGTGAACAAAAGAAAACTTTCAATAGAACTGTATTACCACAACACGGTGGTAAAGCATGCGCTGGTCCAGCAACTGGAACAGAAGAAGTTCAGGTGTGTAATACATCAAATGAAAGACAATCTGGTTCCGGTGATAGTCCCAAAACCTATACAATTCCAGGGCCAAAGGGCAAGGAAGGTCGTCTTGATATACGCGGGCGATGGTGGAAGGGTTCTGGTTCGAGAAGAACCACTGGAATTGATGTTTGGGTTGCTGAAAAACACATGGTCACATGGAAGCGTAAAGAATCAAGTATGGGATGGAGAAAAGGGGACACCGCGCAAGTTCGCGCTAAATGTGGTGATGTCATTAAGGTCCAAGACCACGGTTCTAGAACATTTAATGCCAGTGTGTATTGGAGATTCTTCCCTGGTGAAGCTGGTGGGAGCAGTAGCCATCAACAACCAGGAGCTCATAAAGCTTAAAAATTTAGCTCGTTTTATATATTATATAATGAATATCCAAGTAATTGGCCCAACCTTACAAAGCGGTATCGGCCAATTATGTTCTAAGTATGCCCAAATATTGGGATGTCCCTACAAAGTATTGTATGAAGGAGAAATTAAACCATGCGATAATATTTTTATATTCGCTCTCCCAGTTGATTATTGGTTTCAAACAATTCCACAATTGAAAAAGATATGCAAAAAACTTGTGTGCATGTCTATTTGTGAAACTGAAACTGTTCACCCGGCATATGGAAAATTGTTTGATATGTTTGATGAAATTGCCGTTGCGAGTAAGTTTTGTCAAAAAGTATTTTCAAGACAATTTCCAGATAAAAAGTTTCCACTTATCCATGCGGCAGTTCCAATTCGACCCTTGCCACCCATTGATAAAACGAATAAACCATATATTTTTTATCACATTGGAAATATCATTGATGATAGAAAACAATTTCGTAAAATTTTGGAAGCATTTATTCGAATGAATAATCCAGATACACATTTACTTGTCAAGGCGACATGTAATGTGGATGTCCAAGTAAATGTCCCTAGGGTCACTATTATTAATGGTCTTCTACCAGACAGTGAAATTGATAAGATGCATGCCGAAGGTGATTGTTATGTTTCATTCAGTCATTCGGAAGGTATTGGTATGGGAGCTGTCGAAGCTGCGCTTCATAACAAACCAGTTATTTTATCAGAATATGGAGCAGCCAGTGAATACATTAAGAGTGATTACACTATTAAATGTGGTATGACAACTCTCCCCAAAGATGATTTCTTGTTTCAAAAGGGTATGGAATGGGGAGACCCAGATTTTGAACAACTTCAACAATTTATGCAAGATGCATACGACAAACGATTGCGTTATGTGGATCATAACCACACGACGGAATTATTGAGTGAAGAAAATATTAAAAATGAATTTAGAAGTGCTTTTCTTTGATGTAATCAGTTAAATAAACGATAATACCAATGAGTATAACCCCTGTCATCATATACTGCCTCTGAACTATTGACATCTTAACCAAGTCATCGATTGGTTTGACATTCGTTGGGGTCTTAATTATAATTGGAGCTAAGTATGTTATGGCTAGGAATAGGGCCATTGCAATGACTGAAGAATTCATGTATATAATTACAAATTATTTTTATTAAGTAGAGTGCTTTCTACAAAAGTCCCCACATGAGACCGAAAACGAACATCTCTTCCCTGATTTAGTCAAAGCTTTACAAGTTTCCTTGACTACACCAGTGTTATTTTTTAATTTTTTCAAACTTTTTGATTCTCTGTTCACGAGCCATTCATTTCTCTTTTTATGCATTTTTTCTCTTATCTTTTCGAGTCTTGGATCCAAAGCATCCACATCGGGTCCCTTCTGAGACTGTCTCATTAGGTGGGTTGGGGGAGCTTGATACTTCTTCTTCTTCATAACCGTATCCGACGGTTGATCCCTGTTGACCACTTCCCAACGACGAGGTTCCATGAGCCATCTTGCAGAGTTCATTTTCAATTTTGCGTGCCTCCCACGAAACAAAGAGGATACTTAGGTATTGTAATGACAAAAAAAATGAAAGAATGAGATGACTATTCATTGGTTTATTTATTAGTCATTTTTTTAATTAACTAATTTCCTGCGATCGAAGACAAATATAAATCAATCTCACCTTGCAGAGCTGGAACCTTCTGAATAACTTTTTTGGTCACTTGTTCTTGAACCATCATAACATGTTCAATAAATAATGGAACATCAATGTTTGCAACTCGAGCAATTTGTCTGTGTGATGCAATTTCCAAAAGAAATTCAAGGTGTGCGATTGAATAATTTGCGTGCATCAAGGCGACAACTGGGGACTCACTCTGTTGAGCCATTGTAGCATACTTTGCTGTCTTCTTTACTAGTTTCTCAATAACAGATGGATTTTTGCTTTTCATTATCATGAGTATGAGAATCAATATTATGATTATTTGAATAAACATATCTGTAATAAAGAAATAAAATAATAATAAACCATGTCATTTGCATGGGAAAGATTATGCTATCAATGTCATAGACCTATATGCGTATATGTAAACACAGATGACCCAGGATTACTCATACATACAGTAAGATTTTACATGGATGTTCCAATTGACTTAACATACAACACCATGTATTTAAAATTTTATGGACTCAGGGTAAAAAGAGTGTGTGCCCACTGTTTCCATAACAAGTTGAACCTGAGTCCGCAGAACATCATGAATAGAGAGATAGGAAAGAAGGTTAAATTTGAAAAAAAATCATATACAAAAACGGCTGAACAAATAAATACTTGGAATAGACACTTTTATAGATATTTAAAGAATTGTGTACAATAGATTGTAATGATTACTCAATCTCAACAATTATTGCTAAACTCTCTCAATAAGTTTTACAGCAATAATAGAAACGCCTCACAATTGTTAGATGTTATAAACCACAGAAAGGGAGTTTCCTTGCGGAACATCGAGTGGTTTATAACGAACTACGCTAAATCAAATCAGACAAGGTATAAAACACGGGATGGTAAAGACTTTCCTGTTCATATCCAATACAAGGCATCGTTAGATGGCTACAGCAAACGCGCATTTGACCCTTTCTGTCGAACAGAGAGGATTGATTTTGAATTACCTAACAATGAAAAAATTTCAACAACGGTGAGTCAATTGAATTTCCTCAGATGGTGTATTGTCAATGATATAATTACTTATATCGAAGATAATAGACACATCCTCAAAAAGTAGATAGAAAGTCCGGTCTCATCGCCGTATCATTAATTGTCTTTTGACAAGCCGGACAATCATGTTTAAAAATAGGCGGGAACGAGTGATTATGCACCACCTCAGAAACAATCTGTATCGGTTCTACCGATTTTTTCTGATGTATATGCGATAAACAAAAACCCTCAGTTTTTGCACGTCTCGTGCAGCGCTTTCCACTTTTTAGAAGACCTTGGCATATGACCTCACATTCATCATCTGAAGGAATATCCCTCAACAACAAACGCAGTGGAATGCCATGAATAAGAGATAAGTTTTCTGCGTATTTATTCATACGCATCATGATTCGTCGTTCGACTTCATCATTCACTAGCTTTTCAATTTCATCAAACACTGTCATCCTTACTATTCATTAGCTCCCATTTTTTAAATATATCTAACACGCTCGGTTGGTTTTTATCTGGGACTAACTTCTTTCTCCCCCTAACCTTCTTAATAATCAAATCTCCAAATATATCTTCCTTTGGGTTCTCAACCAGAGGTTCTATAAGGTCACAAATTGGATTCAAATATTTTTTATCAAAATAGTACCGATAGTCAATGGGTAGATTATGCTCTTTAACCCAAACAGGGTCTTCTGATTTCTCATAACCCTTGGCGCGAGGGTCCCCTGTATCAACCAATAAATACGGAATTCTATCTCCAGATTGTGGTTCTGAACCAGGGCGACGCTCCCTCATCTTATCCCTAACTGCAACATGTGGTAAATTGTTGTTTTTGTATTTATCACCCAGTTGTTGGGACAATAAAAGTTTTTCATTCTCAACAGAACCATCTAAAAGTTCAACTGCCCTCTGATGCGCTAAAGCTTTAGCTGGCTCTGGGTCGCTCGTGGACAACAATACATCCAACAACTCTTTACATACTTCCCTAACATATGGTGTATTATCACGGCGCACAACTTGAAGACCCTTGATGTCAATGTAATCCATATTCATTTTATCGTCCTTGCCCCTAGTCCATAGTTTAGCCGCATAACGCTTCTTTGAATAAAGGAAGTAAGGACAATACACTTTCTCAAGTTCAAGGTTATTTGGGGCTTTGAATAATTTTGTGCATTCATTCGCAGCTCTCTCACCCAACTCCCAACTGTATGCAATCGCATCTTCACCAGTTCTATCACCCACATCAAACTCAACCATTACAGAATCTGTGTTATGAACCACAATCTCACCAGGGCCAACATGAAAATGATGAGACTTTGTAGTTAGGTCATACACATACTGCTCGGTTTCACCCAAATATTCAATAGATTTAATCGTTTTTGCGTTGTTTTTATTGTTTCCAAACTCAATACAATAACGACCATTTTTGTAATAAAAAATCATTGGGTGTTTGGAACGGCGACACAATAAATACATTTCGGCACACTTGACCTTTGAATCAAATTCAAAATAGATATTCTCTGAAAAAAAACCAAAAATAAAATGATCCACATACTCATCTGGACCATTCAAAATCATTGAAGACACATGGTCTATCTCACCCCGTGCGTAGTATTTACCCATCATTTCAATGGACTTAGTGTCCAAATCAACTGGTATATTGGAATACTTAATCTTTGAACTATCTGCATGAAGTAGCTCAGAACCAATATTCAAATCAATTGGTTTAATTATAGTAGCATGTTTATCCAAAAGACTATGATCTTCTGTAACATCAACAATACCCAAACCAGTTGAGACGCGATACATCTTCTTTGTGGTTTTGTGTCTAATTGCCCGTTCAATAGGTGTCCAACCTTTTTCAGTCCATACATCTAAACCTTCTGTCATACCATATTCCTTATCTCCATATTTTGAATATTTAGAGCACAACTTCTGAATCTCAACACAGGCTACAATACCATTTTTACAGACTACAATAGGTGTGTCTCCAGATACTGAATCGCCATAACGAACCTTTGAACCAGGGAAATTCTTTTCAACATAGTCCTTAGTCATGTCTATCATAGAACGACCCATCAGAGTGACTGATGAAGCAATTGGAACACATGGGAGCATACCACGACCAGCTCCTGTGAAGCCATAAACACTATTCATACTTACTTTATACGCAAGTTGTTTTCCGTTGTAGACCTCTTTCATGTGTCCTGTAGCAGCGGACATATCTCTCTTTGCTTGTTTTCTGAACATTTTCAACTCCTTAAGAATACTCGGAAGAAGGGTGTCAACATTCTGAGCAAATTTATATGTAATGTCACCAACTTTAAAAGACTCATACTCTACTCCTGAAATATTCTCATATTTTGGATTCATGACTAATGACGAATAACAAAGGTTATGTGCCATCATAATACTTGGATACAGTCCTTCAAAATCTAGGGCAGTAATAGGTTTATAGTAGGCTCCTTTATGGGCATCCAAAACTGTTGCACCCACATATGATGCTTCTGGTTCTTTCCCGTGTCGTATAACAGGAATAATAAATCCCATCTCTTTCGCCTTTTTAGCAAGTTGTGAAAAGACCTTGATTTGTTGTCCTCTTTCAGAGAGATAATCAATAGGAACCCAAGTTGCCTTAGCCATCTCTAGAAGATTTGTAAAAATGCATAGCTTCTTATCAAGTTTAATTGGAAGAAGAGTATCTTGAATACAGTATTCGGCAACCTCTCTCAACTTGATTGGGTCTTCTTCATTAAACCTCGCAAACATTTCCTTAGCTGGCATGTCAATTTTTTCCTCACCATTGAGATAGAGTTTTGATACAGAGTTAAGTTTATATGAATCAAGTTTGTATCCTTTCTTGACCTCAAAAAACATATCAAAAATAAACCTACCTGGCATTTTAAGGAGTTTCAACTCGTTATGTCCCAATGCACTTGAAGATAAATTCTTCTCGACAATCTTACTTTCATGATCTTTCAACTTACCCAAATTGAAAAATTTACGAGGGCATCCACAAACCACTGCACGAGTATAAATGTAATTCATATCGAAACCAAACAAGTTCCATCCAGTTATAACATCAACATCATGTCTAAATAAAAATTCTCTAAATCCCATCAACAAATCTCTTTCTGTTTTGTAGTCGATGATATGAGAACCTTCTAAATTCGCATCTGTATTTTTATAACACAAACACGTTTTGTTGTATGGTTCGCTTTCTCCATATTTAATTAGAGAAATTGCTATTTGGAAGACACTATCACCCGTGATTTCTGGGTCTGGAAATTTGCCCGTGGAACTATTACATTCAATATCAAGGGATGCATATATGAGTGGAGCCACATCATCTTTGTCTAGGCCCTTTAGGTCTCTCCAATTTGTGCAAAACAAGTCAATATCTGTGTGTGCATACCCACCTTGAATACAAGATTCACTTGCATCTATCCAGCCAGTTGATTTGATTCCAGTCAAGTGCATAAACCTCAGCATAGGTTCAAGATTTGATTCATACACTTTTCTTGGTCTGAACTCATCAGGAAGTGTCCTTCTCAGAACACCATTCACATATCTAAAAGATGTCAATGAATTGAAAAACAATTTTACAAAGGTAGACTTTTCACCGTTCTGGAATCCCCAAACATCAGTGGCTTGGGACAAGGCAAAACGCTCTAGACACCCAGGGCATATTTTCTTCAGTTTGTTAAACAAATTTAATGCACCGTTTCGATTGCTTTCGTGTTTATCCAGTTTAACATAGAAATACGGTTCAAACCTTGTAGATACGCACACAGATGCACCATCCTCTGTTCGTCCAAAGATACTTATAATATATGCATCGTTCTCATCTCTGGCCTCCCAGGTAAGTGCTTGAAATGTCACCATACTTAACGTACAATGGACAGATTTTTTTAAGCGAAATTAAAATATAAGAAATTAATATAAATGTCTGCTTTAATAAGCCTCGTTTCTAAAGGAGTCCAGGATGCCTATTTGACTGGCGACCCACAAGTAAGTTTCTTCAGGCAAAACTATAAGCGCCACACTAATTTCTCACTCAAGCCAGAACGGATCGATTACATCGGGACTTTCGGTTCCAACAACGAAGTCAATATCCCAATTAAATCAAAGGGGGATCTTTTGACTTATGTTTGGGTTGAAGCCACCGGTATAACCACAACCGCTGACCTCGCCACCGGTTTCAATTCTAACAGCAATGACCCAACTGAATTCATCTTGATGATTGGTGGTCAACAAATTTGCAAATTAGATTCTCTCTACATTGATGCTGTTCACAACTTGTTGTATAACGAAACCCAAGCGCAAGCTTCTATGGCTTCCACCGGTACCTCAGTGGGTGGTAATGCCATTGACAGCGCGACTGGATATGGCAACCACTACATCATTCCTTTCTTCTTCTCACAAGACTGGACCAAGGCCCTTCCATTGGCTGCCCTACAGTACCACGAAGTCGAAATTAGAGTTAAGTGCCGCTCCGGTTTTGTTCCAGCTTCCACACCAAAGGTTTACGCGATGTATGCCTACTTGGACACAGATGAAAGAAATTTCCTCACTGAGCGTGAACACGAAATTCTTATTACACAAACTCAATACCAACCAGTGTCCAACACTGACACCGAGTTTGATTTAACTTACTTCAACCACCCATGCAAAGCCGTCCACTTGGTCTCTGGCGACCTTGACCCAGCCAACGGTGAATGGGATAGTGTGTTCAATTTCGATGAATCAACACTCTACATTAACGGAACTGCTCTCTTCGAAGGAACAAGTGCTGAATTCCACCACACCGTGGTTCCACGCATGCACTGCCAAAACTTGCCATCCGATACAGTCGCGGTTGTTCCAACATTCACATGGCCATTCTCTCTCAACTTGAGCAAATCACAACCAACTGGTTCATTGAACTTCTCTCGCTTAGACACAGCGAAGATTAACATTACAAACCCAACCGGTGGTAATAACATTCACAGAGTATATGGTGTCAACTACAATATTTTACGCATTAAAAACGGTATGGCCGGTGTTGCGTTCTCAAATTAAGTTATATAGGTTTTTTTTATTATAATATACTATCACTTTTTTGTTTGTTTTTTGTTTCACACAAAAAAGTGTTTATTTTTTCTATCATTTGGGGGTCATCGGTCAATTGTTTTCCATGTGTTATGACTTTTGAAAATTCTATTTTTTTTATTTTTTCATATATGTCTTCATATCCATTTTCATAAAGAAATAATTTCAATGGATAATTTTTTTCTTTGTTCCAGGTCTGTTCACGAGTTGTTGTTTTTGTTCTCATATGTTAAAGATATTATTTCATCTTTAATTAAGATGAGTCTAAAAATATTTCCAACAAATTTTGTTTATTGGGAACAAATACATGATCATGAAAAAATAAAAAAAGAATTATTATCTTTGATTTCAAATTATGAAAAATTACATGAAGAACATAGCGAAGGATTGATTAATGCAACCACAAGTTATGCTTGCCATGATATTCATAATTATATTCATTCAGATATATTAAATAAATTAATTTGGAAACCATTGGAAAACTTATTAAAAAAAATTAATGCAGCTCCATATGATTTTAACTTACACTATAAAAAATCTATTATATCGGAATCATGGTATACAAAATACAATAAAGATGGAATGTTCAATATTCACACACACCAAGGTGAGGGAGAAATATTGAATGATGAAATATATAACACAACATTTTCAATTATTTATGTACTCAAAGATGAAAATGAATATAATTCCACCAATTTTATTGTTCCATTCGGAAATAATATTTCACATATTTCGAGAGACCGCGAAAATTCATTTAATACCTCCAATGAAAAAGATATAAGAGAAGGAACTGTTTTAATATTTCCATCATCATTACATCACGAAGTTTTACCAGTTAAAATACCAGGTAGAATTTCATTGGCATTCAATGTGCGCTCAGTATTTTAGATATAACTTAAAAGTGAAAAACAATTAATTTGTAATGAACATAGTTTGTAAAACTCCAACAAATTATAGTTCTCTAAAAAAAAGAATTAAAAAAAGCACTTTTCAATATGGAGTTGCACTCACCTCGGGATACTTTGTATGTAAAGGAGCAGAAGAAGGAGTTTCGGTCATGCTCGGCACCATTTCGTCCATGGTTTACTTGAATAATCTAACAGATAGAGTAGATAATATTGAAAATTCTTCTCCGTTTCCAAATGAATTGTTTATTCCAGTGGGAGCATTTATGTTTGAAGCCATATGGAATAATGCACCCTTTGCATTTGACTTTGATTATACCGCAACACTCCTTGGGTTTCTAGTCTATAAAGGTGCATTACTCAACTTACTTTATGATGTTGTTGTAGAAATGCTGCAGCCCGAAGATGAAATTAAAAATAACACCATAGATTTAGAGAGGGAAAATGAGTCTTGATATAATAATGGGTAATATGTTTTCGGGTAAAACATCCGAACTTATAAGACAACTAAAAAGATACAAAATAATTGGTTCTAAAATATTAGTCATTAATTCTTCACAAGATACAAGGTCAAATGAAGAAGTTTTAAAAACACACGATAATGTCACTTTTAAATGCTTGAAAACAAATTCATTATTATCAATTCTCAATGAATCACTCTTTCAAGAAGCAGAGGTTATCGCAATTGATGAAGCACAATTCTTTGTCAATCTCAAGGCATTTACAGAAGAATGTCTTCTCCAAAACAAAAATGTTTTAATGGCTGGTCTAGATGGTGATTACAAACAAAGAAAGTTTGGTGAAATGCTTGATTGTATACCAATGGCAGACACAGTAAAAAAATTAAAAGCACTCTGCACCAAGTGCAACGATGGAACCCTAGGTCCATTTACAGTGAGGACAGTTTCAAATCAAGACCTCATACTTGTGGGTGATACAGACATGTATACTGCAAGATGTAGAAAACATTTGGAGGCTTAAAGGTTTAAGAAAATTAATGTATGAGAGTGACTTGAGAGAACATCTGTCCGATGGACGCGCGGGTTCGAATCCCGTCCCTGACAAACCTTATATAATGTCAGGGTGCTTGAGAGGTCTAAAAGGGATGTCTTAAGTGCTTTTAACACACTTAAGTTTTAAATAATTATCCTTTATTTAAAAATTAAGATCGAGTATTATTAGATTTATTGAGAATTCCAACTTGGGATAGTTAAAAGCAAGAGAGTAAGAATAATATAAGTTATGGAGATATGGAGATATGTTAGACATCCTGATAACAGTTTGGCATTGGCACATGTTTATGATGAGAATGTTGAAATAGTTGTTCCAATCTTACCCAGGCCCGACCCAGAAGCAGGTGAATTATTTTTTAAACCAAGAGCTTGGCGATGGTTCGCTAGATTAACACTTGTACACTTTTTTGCGTTATTGGGGTGTGCTCATTTCGTCCATTTACCACTTATAGCATTTGCTCACATGATACTATCCCTAGCAGTTGGAATGACAGTAAATGGACAATATACACCCGTGTTTTTTTTCATTAATTATATGTATTCTTGGTCTGTGTTAAGTTATGGAATTGTGTTCGGAGAAATATATTCCCTCGTTGTTTCATTAATATATATAATTGTATATTCAATAGCTGCCGGGTTTTTTATAAATTAATGTTGTAATATTATATGAATGATAGAAAAGCATTGTTTAAAAAAGCTATGATGAATTTTCAAAACGGTGAAAAAAGAATTAAAAAATTTATTACATCATATTCTACAGAAAAAGGTGTCACATTATCAAAAAATAATTTTAATAATATTTTAATGGCAACAAATAAGTTTCCAAATTTAATGGAAAAAAAGAGACATGTTATAAAAATGTTTTTGAATAAAAAAAGAACACATACATCTGAAAGTATAAAAGCAAGAAAAGAATCACCCAAGAAAAGAAAAAGAACATCTTTTACACCAAAAAAACCAAAAAAAAGTTGGATTGCTAGGTCTCTCCAAAATTAATTGTTGTAATAAAATAGGTATGAGAGTTAAACTCATAAAAAGCCCAAATTCCAGAAAGAAATATCGTGTGATTTTTGAAGACGGGGATACAGTTGATTTTGGTGCTAGGGGATACAGTGATTTCACCCTCCACAAAAATCCCCTCAGAATGCGTTCATATCTCATCAGACATGGCGCCTCACCATACATCTCAGCGTCCCTCAAAAAAGAAAAGAACCCAAAGCGTGTTTTAAATGGTTTGTTGAATGTTTCCAATTCACACCTTGAAAATTGGAAGCCTTCAGGAATAAAAACTGCAGGGTTTTGGTCTCGTTGGCTCATTTGGAGTGTTCCATCTATGAATGGTGCCAAAAAGTTAATGAGTAAAAAGTTCAATATCACTTTTTATTAAAAATGTTTTCCAACCAACTTGGTATTTCATTGGTTTTAGTTCCACTTCTAACACGAATGTATTTATGCGCAAATGGTTTTTTTACACTTTTAGATTCGCGCACTGGAGAACTATTTATATTTGCAGGTTCTGGTGTTTTTTGTCTTATAGAACGAGCAGTGCTTCTAGTTGGGGACAATGGTCTAGATTTCCTAGATGCCGATGATGATATATTGTTAAATTTTGCCTGTTTTAATACTTTACTTATTTCACTATTTTTACTTACTGTATTTTTAGAAGAATTCATATACTAATTATTTATATTTTTATAAATCAAGTTTATTCATAGATGTTAAAACAATCCACATAACACCAATACATGATACAAGTGTCCCCGCAACACCGTTCAATATCATAATTTTTTTTGTGCTATGTGGAATAAATCCTAGAAATGCAGCAAGAATATACATACTCATTATAGAAGTTATTGTAAAACCAAACATATACAATAATAAGCGCAATGTATCGTTTAGAAATAGAACCGGGAGAATATATACAATACCACT